ACGAACTCTTTGTTTTTGTTTAAAAAGTCCATTGCTGTTTCCCAATCTTCAAAATTATGATGATAAGGTGTGCTTGAGTGGGCCACAGTAAGTTCTTTTATAATTTTATTTTTATATATGGAGGCTTGAATATCATGCCATTGTATGGCAGCTTGAATGTTTTGTTCACTATCGTTATTTTCTTCCATTGATTTTATTTTTATTGTTTTTGAATATTCAAAGTGTTCTAAGGAACGAGCAATAATAAATAGTGAGAATAAACTGCTTGTTTTTATTATCTTTGAATAAAAATTGACACTTTTTCCAAAGTAAAAAAGAAAACAAGTCATATATCCAAATGCAAACAAAGCTACATAAAGTATGATCTGATAAGTCATGTATTCTCCAAAAAAATAACCACCAGCTTTTGCCAGTGGTTATAGTATAACAAAGGAGAAGTTATATGTCAACGACTTTCTTTCATAATGCGAGCAAAAATCTTATTTGTCAGTCTATCTGCTCTTTCCTCTATTCTCTTGCGGCGAATACGGGCTTCTCTTAGAGCCTTTGCCTTATTGCTTGTTTTCTTATTGTTTTCTTTCATCATTCTATGACGAACACGACGAGCGATTCTCTCAGCCATCAAATCCATATCCATATCTTCTTCTTCGTCGTCACCGGCATCAGGCATTTCCACATCCATATCCATTTCGATATCACCCCCTTCTGGTGGTGCCTCGTCATCTTCTGTGTCCATATCGACATCAGTAGTGACTTCTTGACCGGTCACATCCTCAAGTGCCTTCTCTAAAGCTCGCACAAAATCTTCAAGCTCGATGGATTCCCCACCAGCCATATCCATATCTGGCTCATCCATATCCATATCTGGCTCATCCATATCCATATCAGGCTCATCCATTTCCATTTCTTCATCACCCATATCGCCCATATCGTCCATATCGTCCATATCCATTTCTTCTTCTTCATCGCGGGCACCGGGATACATGCCGCCCATTTCTTGTATTGGGGCAATGTTCGCAAGCTTCATGAACCTACGCATTTCCCCTTCTGTTAGTAGTGTCTTTTTCTTACGAGCCATTATATATTTCTCCTTTATTATAACTCTCTCATAAATAGTACAAAATATCAATAAAAGCTAAAATCTGTATTTTTTAGTTTATTTAGTGCTTTTGTTTCTATTTGCTTGACTCTGGCTATTGAAATGCCAAGTCTATCAGCAATTTGTTTAAGAGTCATCTTACCATGTATATAAATAGATATCACACTACAATTAAACTCTTTTTTATAATCAATCCAAAATTTACACTCATTATTTTGACAAACTGAATTGTTTTTTAAACATTCAGCAGAACATTTTTTTAAACCACTCATAAGTCAGGAAACTCCGATTCTAATAAATCGAAGATATTTTCGACTTCATCATCAGAGAATCCAAGTTCATTATAAGTTTGGATCCCCTTTTCTTCCAGTTTTTCTGCTCTTTTTCTTCTGGTTTTTGAACGAGTGGCTATCTCTTCAACATAATTCATCAATCTTGGATCTTCGTTTATTACGCCCGTTATAATATGTCTGAAGAACTTTGCTTGTGTGATATTCAGATATTTAATTTTCATTACAAACTTGGCATGTCTATGTTCGTTGTCTGTAAATACAATTCTTTTTTCATCTTCTGAATTATATTTGTATCCTGTTTCTATTGACATTACCATTTCCTGCTATTAATATGAGTTCCGCTTTCTTTTGTTCCAGCAGGAGTTTGCTTAATAAACTTTGCTTTAGCTTGCAGTTCTGTGATATTTCTTGCGCCAGAATAGCTAAAACCAGACTTAATGTTCCTCTTTAGATCTTGCAAAATAACGTCCACATGACCGCGATACGGAACTTTGCTTGACACACCCTCAAAAGAACTATATTTACCTTTCCAATCGAACTGTGCTTCCTTTGAAGCCATGCCCCTGTAGGTCTTCCAAGTAGCCCCATTTTCACTAAAAATCCTTCCCGGTGTCTCGGTAGTGCCAGCAAAAATAGAGCCGCACATCACAGCGTCAGCCCCCGCAGCAAGTGCTTTTACTATGTCTCCTGCGTTTCGTATGCCACCGTCTGCAATAATGCCAACATTATAATCTGTTTTTGCACATTCAATAATTGTTTGAAGACCCGGCATACCATGTCCTGTCTGAATACGGGTAGAACAAATGGAGCCACCACCGATATTGCAGCGAACTGAATTCGCACCCCATCGAGCCAAAGCATTTACACCTGCAAGTGTAGCAACATTGCCAGCCATTATATGTGTCCCAGCCAACACTCTTCTCAATTCGGTCAAGGCTTCTTTCATTAAAACATGGTGTCCATGCGCCACATCAACACATACAAAATAAGCACCGGCATTTACAACCGAAACTGCTCTCTCAATATAATCACCTGTGACACCAACAGCGGCACCAACAATTGTCTGAAATGGGTTGCAGTTTTTTACCAATTGTACTTGTTCTTCGATTGTATTATAGCGATGAATGATACCAGCACCACCTTCTGCTCCCATAACAATCGCCATTGAATCTTCTGTGATGGTGTCCATTGGAGAAGAGATAATTGGCATTTGTAAGCTCATAGATTGTGAAATTGGATACATTTCCCCCAAAACAGTTGAAATATCTATTTCACTACGACTGCGAATATCGCTATATTGTGGCTCAAGCAAAACATCGTCGTATGACAAACCTTCTTTAAACATCAGACCTCCTGTATAAATTTCCTAATGTCGTTACCAGTATACCATGTATTTCTATCAGGGTCAACAGGTTCTTTGATGAATTTTCTTCTTGGTAGCCCTCCACCACTTTGAAGCATCATTATTGTTGGCACACCATCAAAATTTAATATTTTTGAAATATCTGGGTAGTCAACTATGTTAAACGCATAAAAATCTATCTCTTCTTCATCAGAAAGAATTTCATAAATAGGCTTTAGCGCATGACAATAATGACAAGTAGGGCTATAAAATTTAATCAAACATTTTGTTGGTGCTTTCACTTGGCCTGACAGAAGCTTCTGGAGTGACCTTTTGTTTATTCTCGTTACCATTTTGCTCTCCTATGGTTTGTAACGCTTGCTGTGTTTTTTCTATACAATCTGGGCAGAATAGCCTAACTATTTCTTGCCTCACAACAACACTCCAAGACATTACCATATCTTTATCTTTCTTGTCAAATTCTTTATGACACAAGTTGCAAGACTCAGGAAGTTTCCCAAATAATGCAACTTGGTCAGCCATCTTTTGCTCTGGGTCGCCCCTTTTTCTTTTCTTTTCTGCCGCTCTACGCTGTTTTCTATTCACGTTCTAATGCTCCGATTATTGGTGAAGGTTTTCTTACATATCTTTCAAGATATGGAGAGGAATCAAATATAACAACAGCAGACGGGAAAGGGGCGCTGTTTGTTGAATCTCCGAACTTCAATCTACCTTTTACAAAGTAAATTAATCTTGCTCTCATGCAATATTCGTGCCAATATGCCGTATCTGTTCTTGCTGGGATTAAACAAACAACTTGTGTTAGAGGCTTTAGTCCTTCTTCATAAGCCTTTTTAATCCATTTTCCTATTTCTCGACCGTATGGGGGATTCATAAAAACATTATTACCTCCCCAATCTTGCTCAAGTCCATTTTCTTCCGGTGTAAAAAACTTTTCAGTCTTATTGTTCATGCCATCAGAACAAGGATCAAGACTAAATGGCCCAAACCTTTGATTTAATTTTTGGTAAAAATTATCTGGAGTTGACCATTCATTTGTTTTTGAACTAAACATTGTTTTTTGCGTGTTCTTATCCATCTGTGCTCCCCAATGCCCCATCTCCTCTATTGGAAAAAGTAGGACAATCTTTATATAATTCTTTCTCTTCTATTTCATTTATTCTGAATGGTATTCCTTGCAAAAGAACACCTTGAGCGATCTTTGTTCCCGGCTCAATCCATTGCCCAAGCCTACCAACATTGTGAAGATTTACAAATATTTCACCATCATATCCAGAATCAACTACACAGGCACCAACAAGCAATTGAGACTTATAAGCCACACCGGATCTATTTTTAATTTCAAAATAATAACCGTGCGGTATTTCTAACTTAATCCCGGTAGGGAACAAAGCTGTTTCCCCCCGACCCAGATAAATTTGCTTGTCGCGCTGCTCAGGACAATAATATAAGTCCAGTCCAGCATCCGATGCATTAGCCCTTGTTGGAGTAACTACATCGGAGCGGACTTTTGTATAATTAAGTATCATACGTCTGTGGACTCTCCATCTTCAGAGTTTCCGCGAGTCAGGTTTGTGAAAAACTCAACATTCTCCAGCAACTCATCAAGGTCAAGCTTGCCCTTATTTGCCTGCTGAACAAGTCGATAAGCACGGACAACAGCAGCAATTTCATGTGTTGTCATCCAACCATTCTCACGATACTCATCACGAAGCTCGCGCTTCTGTTCCTTATAGACTTCCATTTCATCCTCAATAGCCTTCAGGGAACGAATGTACTGTACTGCAAAGTTCTGCTTTTCTTCAAGTGTCTTCATGTTTACCTCCATTTGGTGTTATTAATATAGCATTTATCTTGGTGTCTGTCAATATCTTTTTCAGATATTTATTCCGATTAACCTAAATGACCTATATAGCGAGCGAGTAGAAAAACCCCAATCAGGGCTATAATCAAGACTTGCCATATAAGGCTTGTTAATATAGATAAAATCTTTTTCTGGATTGACACCCCAGCATCTAATTTTTGTGGTTTCGTTATTAGAATCAATAACTTCAACAATCCAGTAGACTTTGCCCTTTTTTGTCTTCTTTTCTACAATTTTGCGTGGAATAAACCAGCAAATAAATGAATTTAAATCTGGATCGAATGAATCTGGATCGAACTCTGAAACAGGAGGAATCCCTTTTTGTCTTAGCTGTTTGATGCTCTTGGTATCGATAACCAAGCTCATCGGAAACACTCCAGTTAATTCTGTTTTAAACTGAATAATTTCGTCTGATGTAAATTCACCTTCTTCTCTATAGAGTTCAATATTTTCCAGAAACTTTTTCTTTGTTTTTGGTCTATAAACAACAGCGGCAGACCAAAAGTGTTTACCTCCCGTAAATCGTTCGTCAATAAGCTCATTAAGAGCCCCGCCACGACAAAGAGCATCAAGAACCTTTTTATTTAATTTTCCATAAGCAATTTCTTTTGTAAAAAGTAAGTGCTCCACTGAAGTAAAAGGTCTGTGCTCCAAAATTTGATCAATAGCAGCATCACCGACACCCTTGACAGATGAAAGGGGCTGAATGAGTATTTTTCCGTCTTCAGAAATCTCCCAAACTCTACCAGATTTATTGATATTTAGCGGAGCTATATTGAACCCATAGCTTTTGGCAATATTGATTGCATATTCTTTTTTCTTTTCTGGTTCTTTATCGAGTAGTGCAGCCATCCATTCTGCTGGATAATAAGTCCATAACCAAGCACATTGATATGAAATAATACTATATGCAACAGCGTGGGACTTATTGAAACCATATCCAGAGAAATATTCAAATTTGCTCCACATAGATGCTGCTGTATTATTACTTATGCCCTTCTTGGCGCAACCATTGATAAATTTTGCACGAAGCTTTGAACGCTTATCATCTTTTCCTGTGCCTTTCTTTGTTAGAATTTTACGAAGCAAGTTCCCTTCGTCAAGAGTTAGATCGCCAAGCTTGTGAGCCAAAAGAGCAATCTGTTCTTGGAAAATAAGAAAACCGTATGTTTCTTGTGTGATTTCTCTGTGAGTTTCATTAATAAATTTTACTTTATGTGGGTTTTCTTTTGCTTCGATATATTCTTCATGAACACCGGCAGCGAGAGGACCGGGACGATAAGTAGAAGTAATCGCAGCAATCTCGATAATATCATCTGGTTTCACGCGCTCACAGAATTTTTGTGCCCCATCCTCAGTAAACTGAAAAGTTCCGGCCCATTTACCATTATGAAAGACATTTTTGTAAACTTTCTTGTCGGAAAGATTAATAATATCAGGATGAAGATTTTCATCATAATATTTCTTGATGTCTGCAAAGGTTGGCGAGTCAATATTCTTGCGGCGTTTAAGGATATGCTCGATACAACCCTCCATCATCTTCAGTGTTGACAACCCAAGAAGGTCATACTTGATGAAGCCCATAGGCTCCAAATGACGGACATTTTGACCTTCAGACCACGGAGTCTGACGAACACCACCAGAATTGATGAGAGGCATACTTGTATCAAGATTCTCGCCAATAACAACACCACCGGCATGACGCGAACAGGAACGAACCTGCCCGACAAGAGCCTCAACGTGAGTTTTGATATGCGGATATTTAGCAAGATATTTTTGTAGAGTTTCAGAAAATTCCATAACCTCTTGCCAAGTTGGTGTGTAGACACCGGCTTTGATGCCGTGCCGCTTCTTGGCCAATGGAGTTGCCTCTTTAATCATCTTGTCAGTGACTTTGTTCACTTCAACAAACGGAATACCATAAAACTTAGAAATATCTTTAATAAGAGATTTTAGCTGTAGAGTATTCCAGTTAGAAATAGGAGCAACAACATTCTTGCCCCAACGAGCAACCAATTCTTCCTTAAGAGCCATAGGATCAGACACATCATAATCGATATCTGGGTAGTCTGTTGCATCTGACCGCAAGAACCGAGAGAATAGAAGACCATATTTGATAGGGTCAATCTGTGTAATGCGAAGGGCATAAGCAACAAGCGAGCCTGCTGCTGAACCTCTCCCTGTTCCAGCCAGCATCATATTATTAGAAATATCGCAAATAGACTTCATTGTCAGGAAGTATTTTGAAAAACCTCTATCAGAGATAATTTTTAGTTCTTCTCTCAATCTATTTAGATATTCTCTTTTCTTATCGTTAATCGTTTGCTTTGGTGTCCACCCCATAACTGAAAATAGGCCATGCAAAGACATTTTTGCAAGTGCCTGATCTGCTGTTTGGCCTTCTGGAACAACAAATGAAGGCAAGCGAACAGTATTATCGGGAAAAAAGGACTCAATACGATTGTGGGCGATATTCCAAGTTTCTTGAATCGAATCAAAAACTATTGTATCATCGTAGTCATATCCCTTAGAATATTTTTTATAAGAAGCCCACATTTGGTTGCCATTCTTTGGGTACAGTTCATAGCCAATTTCTTCAACATCAGAAGGCAATTCTGACGAAGCCCAATCACCCTTACCAAGCCAACCAAGACGCTTATATAGCTCTCTGTCCTTCCAAGCATTTGGGTTTGGATAATGAGAATCGGCAGTTGAAATCAGTTTCATATTATATTCTTCAGAAATTTGAATAATATACTGATTCAGTTGGTGCTGTTCTGGAACATTGTTCCATTGGAGTTCGCCATACCAACGGTCACCAAATATGCCCTGCATACGCTCTGTGACCTCTCTCATGGCGTTTAAAATTGCTTCTGGTCCTTTGTCCTTATTCTCCCAAAAACAACCAGCATAAACGCCTCCAAGACACGCAGAGGCAGCAATAATACCTTCGTTATATTTCTGCAACAAAGCAAAATCAATACGAGGATATCTATAATAATTTTCTTCAAGATAAGACTCTGAAATAAGCTTAAAGAGATTATTCAGACCTTTTTGATTTTGAGCCAGCAAAACAAGATGCCGACGACGACGCAGAACATCTTGTGTCTTTTTTGTGGCATTTTCGTCTTCTACGGTTGCACCAGACTGCCCTTCTTTTTTAATCTTTTTTGCGGCTTTCTTGTCCTGCAAAGATTTTTCATATTCTTGGTGCCATTCTTCTATAGAAGGAATAAAATATGCCTCACAGCCATAGATAGGCTTAAAATTTTTCCCTTCAGCTTGCATCTTTTTTGCATGTAGAACCTGATATGAAAGCCCGTTCATATTGCCGTGGTCTGTGAGAGCCAAAGCATCACATCCGTTTTTATATGCAAAATCCATATGCTCCTGTGGAAAGCCGAGAGCGTCAAAAATAGAACCTGCAACCGAATGGGCATGCAGGCCAACAAACTTAATTTCTTTCATTTGTGTTTTCTCCATATTACTGAAACAGTTTAGCGTGTTTTCTACTCTTTGTCAATGCTTTTATGGGGATTTCAATAGTGTGCTCTGAACCCATATATTCAGTATACTCGCCCCATTTTGAAATATCAAAAAACCATTCAAGTTCGTGCCTAATGGCACCTTCTTCTTTTGTCTTTTCATAAACAATAGAAAAATCAAATCTCCTTGCCGACCACCGCTCTTCTGCCGAAAGTCTTTTTGAAGGCATCTCTTCACCTTCTGCTGGCGGATAGTATTCTTTTGTTGTCAATTTATTAACATGACGACGACATTCTATAAAATCTTCTTTTCTCATTGTAAAAGATAGGGGAAGATTGTCTTTTACTGTTTTCCCATTGTATGTAGCGAAATAATTATTATCTCTATCTCCAATTATTTTTCTGTGCTTTCTTGTAACTTTCCAGTCATGGATTCCCATAGGAAATGAAATAAAATATTTTTCTGGAATAATCCATTTAGAAATTTTATAAGATACCCACCA